TTTCTATAGAATTAGGTTCATATTTAAATAATCTATAATTATTTGGGTCTCCACTATTAGTAAAATATAATAAAGGATGACATTCACTTAAACCAAAGGCTTCACAAGGTTTACTAAATAAACCTCTTTTTTCATCAAAGTTTCTTTCTTTAGGCAACAAAGAATATAACTTCGCAAGCATCCAATTTTGGATTTTATGAAAAATTAGACACTCTTCCATATTACAACCTACTCTCAAAACTTCAGAAGTTCTTGAAATAATAGAACCACAATCTGATTGGAAACCATCTCCAGTTAAAGCACTAGAAACTTCTTTAGTCTTTTTAATAATTGGGTAACACATCTTTCCATTAAATGAATATAAGGACACAAATTCACAATACCAAGTAGAAACAGTTGTCTTTTTTGTAGAATCAGTGATACTTCCTAACCTCATTAATTTGTTAACTAAACTCTTTATTGCTCTGATATAAATTGGTTTTGTTGAAACCATAAATAAATAATCATCACTATGCTCTAAATTTAAAAATAAAGTATCTGGAAATTTATTTTGTATAATAATTTTTATTTTTTTATAAACTATTGATGCCTTTACAGAAGAAAAGAAATTAAATAGTCCCATCAAAAAATTCTGTTCTAATTTTATTTTATAAATCCGATTTAAATCGTTTTCATTAAAAGAATAATCATTTTTATCACTAAATATTGTACTTTTTGATATTATAGAGTCAGGTATTTTTAAAAATTTTTCTTTCCATATACTAATTATATCTATTAATAAATTAAAAAAATACTCCGGTAATTTTTCTTTCATCGCGTTTATTATAATTAGAAAAGATTCTAAAAGTTCTGATGCTGACCATTTAGAACAATCTCCATTTATATAATATACATTATTCTTAAATTGATGAGCATGACGTATAGTTTTATTTACATTTTTTTGTATTTTTAATAATTTTAGGTCACCAGGAACTGAAATACATTCTGTGTCAATTAATTGTGCTATTTTTTTGAAAAATTCTTCAACTAATTTACATAAAAATTTAGAATAAACATCTAAAACATAAAATTCTCTTTTAG